AACTCACGTTTTTTAGGGACAATTCCTTCTTTTTCAACATATTGCGTAAATTCCTTCATTAGAAACTCTTTTGTAATTAGTTGCCTTTTAGCCATTCAAATCGATCCCAGCTTTTTCTGTCTCGTAATCAATTTCGTACTGCATCAGCTTGTGAAGTACATCATCATAAGAAAGTCCAGATTCAGCTACTAGATCAACTAATAGCTGAATAGGTAGTTCACCAACTGTTCTTTCACGTTTTTTCCACATTGCCAACCGCGATTGCTTTGTGAATGTGGCTTTAGCAAAAGCATTGACAGTCATGTTTAAGTCTTCTGAAATAAAACGATATACAGAATATTCCATTTATCATTCCTCCTAAATGAATTTAATACCGATTTCGTAATAGCCCATTTCTTCAAAATCCTCGTCAGTTGCAACATTTGTGATTTCAAATTTAGTCCCCGCAGGAAGTAAGATTTCATGTTCTCCCTCGCAATCTTCGCAACCTAATTCATAACATTCTTCTTCATTATCATAATCTACTTCATGACCAGAAACTGGGTTCTCAGCAACAAATGTGTATTCGTATTCTCCAAATGTTTCGGGCGTGAACGTACCGTATTCAGTCCAAGATTCAGCTTTTTCAAGTTCAATGATTTGACCTTCAACGTAATTAATTTTGTAGTCAACTGCAATTGTTCTAGCTACATTGTATTTTCCAGTAATATTTTTTGCGATTTCGTTTTTAGTCATGAAGATCAAATCCTTTCAAAATTTATTATCTCTTTCTATATTTATATATTATCACATTTGTGATATATCGTCAACACATTTGTGTTAATTATTGAGATGTTTTTCAAAAAAAGAGCAAAAAAATAACCCCGACCTCAATTAAGAGACCAGGGCTTTTAATTTTAAATGGTTACATCATAATTATAATTTTTATTTGCCAACCATTTTTCTAAAGCAAATTTATTATCAGAGTTTTGGTTGAACGTCCCAATTTTAATTTTGACGCTATTCTTGTTACGCTCTTCTTTGTAGCTCCAACCGTATTTTTTACAATAGTCGATTACTGCTTTATGACCAGATGACCCATAAGTGAACCAGTAAACGTTAACTGTCTGTCTTTTACGTGTATTATTAGTCGTGTTCGCCGATTGGTTCACTCCGTTCGCTATATCTTTTGCAAATTGTGATTTGCTGATTCCCATACTAGCTAGATAGCTATATGGGTCTTGGTGGTCACCTTCAATATTATCTGAGACCCACTTATGAGATTTAACTCCTTTTGTACCTGCTTTTCCAGCATCTAACGTTTTAGGAATATTATACTTATCACAAGCCCAGCGTATTAACCAGATATAAGCTGCATAATTTTTTTGAAACATCGTTTTATCTTTCGTATGTTGTAATTCAATTTGTACTGGTGAATATGGATTAGCTGACAACGCGCCATAAGCAACATAGCCGGGTTCCCCAATTAAATAGATAATACCACCATCGCCAATGATAAATTGTGTGTACGCGTTTCTCCAATTTCGTTTCATATAAGTTGCTTCGTTGCGTCCAGTAGCGGTTGGATTAGCAGTTTCATGAACAATCACATATAGATTTTGAGCTTTTTGACTAGAACCCTCATTAGCCGCTAAAGCAAATTCACGATTGAATGTATATGACATATTATTTATCCTCCTTGTTGTAGTGATAACTTGAAACTCCAAGAATCATTCCTAAAAAGGCCGTAAAAGCAGTCCAAATAGTCAGCACATCTTCTGTGAAGGGCCAATTTAACGTTTTTCCAATCACTGCAAATAACGTTCCTAAGCCGGGCATAACTAGTCCAACAGCCCATTTAATTACTGCATATTGTTCATCAGTTAATTTAAATTTTGGCATTTGTTATTCTTCCTCCTTCTCAATTACAGGCATGGCACAGATGCGTTCATACATCGCATGTCCTGTACCGTTTCCTCCGAGCCCACTGTAGGCTTTCCACAGATGGCTCATGTTGTTTAGTTCTTTCATCGTTACCGCTCCACGTTTTAATATGACTTCGTACGATGCATAAATTCGGTCGTGGAGACTGGCTAGGCTTGCTTCTTGACGGAGATTGCCTTGCACCTCCAAAGCGTCCAGTCGCGTGTCTAATTCTGTTTGGCCTTTTAGCAATTCGTCTAGCTGATCGTTACGCTTTTTAATCTCTTTGTAGAGTTTCCAAAACTGCCGTCCTGCAAAGAGAATTCCTCCAATCAAGCCAACGCCAAAATACTGCCTGAAAAATTCGTTAATCTGATCCAACACTTCCATCTACATTCCCTCTTTGCTTCAAAATAAAAGGCAACCGGCGATAAAACCGATTGTCCCAATCAAAAAATATTTTACTAATTTGTTTCTTCTTGCTTTTTTGCTTCATTCACAATTTCCGCTACGTTCTCACGAATTGACGTTGGTACAGATTCGATAGTGCGTTTACCCTCAATAACGTGCGTTGCATAAAGCATTTCTAAAGCTGAATACATGAATTTACCCTCCTATCTCGATAGAATCATATCTGACAATTGTAAAAGAGCCTCTTCAGACATCTCTTGACGCTGACGAAGCTCTGCATTTTCCTGTTTTAATTTTTCAAGTTCATTAGGTTCTGGTGGTGTGTGTTCATCAATAATCGACTGTATGAACGTTGACATCTTTTCGGGATCATCATCGAACTCTGCTAAAACAACGTCAAAGAGTTTTAGCAACTCCTCATCCATTTCACCAGTACCCTCAAAAATATCAGCTATATATTGCTCTTTAAATCTCTCTTGATTTTCTGTCATAATACCCTCCTATAAATCTCCGGCTGCATAAGTAATGGCTATATTAAGCCATGAACCAGCGCCAACTTGTAGGTTGGTTCCATCTGCACTGTGACGACCCATTGCTATTTCACCATTCGCCTTAATTGTCAGTAAATAGCGGTTATTAGATGATGCTTGAGCAATCGTATTTACATCTCTAGACGGTCTAGCCCAAACTGGTAATAGCCCCATTGTTGCGCCATCGCCTGGCGCGACGATTCCATTATTTTTAAACGCTCCAGACAGCTGTACCACACGCCCTTGACGAGAAGCCATTGGCGCATTCCCTCCATTCGTAGCGTACTGTGTCCATCCGCTGGAAGCTGGAATCAACGTTGTTGGTATTGTCATTAAATCTTGAAAAGTTAATCTTGCCGCATTGTATCCGGGAAAGTTTTCTTCATTTGTAATGTAAAGGCCATCATAACCAATTTCTACTTGCTTTAGTCTTTGATAACTCGGCGCAGGAGCATTTTTAAAAAATACAATCCGATTGTGTTTAAGTTGCATAAAGGCATCAAAGAGAGGGACCGTACTATCTGCTTTGTAAGCAGTACATGAATCAGATATCGTCCCTAAGCTAATAATCATTGTCCCATTACCATAAATTTCTTCTCCCGATCCAGGAATACTAAGTGGAGCGTCTTTATAAGTTAGTGTATAGAGGCCGCTATGCATTTCGGCCCCACTAATAACACCGCCATTGATTTTTGTCCCTGTAATAGTGCTACCAGTAATGGTCACCGCATTTAACTCGATAATATTCAATACTGACTGCTGAATTGTTTGACCCTGCCATGAGCCAGACTTGTAAACCCTAAAGTCAGTGATATTGCCGCTACTGTCAGATTTCCACCATTGCTGGCCTTCTTTGGGGTTAGCTGGCTGCGTTGGGCCAATGTACGGATAAATACCTGTCATACCTTGAATCAATGCAGGATTAGTATACGTTACTGTACTGTCCGACATAGTTGTCTTTAGCCTGCGCCAAATGTATTTGTTAGGGTCACTGTTGTTAGGGACAGTAGTCGACCAGCTACCACCCGCTTGTGATGTGGGAGACGTAGAGACATAATATTCTTCAACCACGGAAGATACACTGACGCCATTACTACCGGGTTTACCATCTGAACCCATTTTTGCGACTGTATAAGCAGTTGAGTTGGTATTATTTGTGTAAGTTGTGACTGTTCTTGTCCATAAAAATTGACCAGCTGGCACATTTGGAATAGTAGTTGACCAGGTGCCAGTTGGTGCATTTGTCCCGCTAGCTGACGCTTGATAAGTGATTGCCGTGGAAGCAATGCCGTTACCAGCTGGGCCTTGAGAACCATTATTCCCAATCTTGCCCACAGAATAGCCTGTTTCTGTTGAGTTATCAGTGTATGTCCACACTGTACGTGTCCACATAAACTGACCGGCTGTTGCTGCTGGTGGATTAGTCACCCATCCACTTGATGGTGCTGTAGTCCCACTTGATGACACAGCGTAAGTAATGGTAGTACTTTTAATTCCCACGCCATCTTTGCCTGGTAATCCATCACTACCGTTGTTACCATCTTTGGCTACATAAGTGACAGAATAACCAGTTTCTGTGCTCGCATCTGTATACGTCCAGACTGATTTAGTCCACAGGTACTTACCTTTAATGAGCGTTGGTACAGTAGCCGTCCAGCCAGACGTTGGAGCTGTAGTGCCGCTGTCAGACAGAGCGTAAGTTACTGTCGTAGTTTTAATCCCTACACCGTCTTTACCCGCAACGCCATCTTTACCATCCTGTCCACTTTCACCTAAGATACGTGTCCACGTATAATCAGCAGGGTTTTGACTGTCTTGCGCTGTGTAGTCCGTGTAAGTGCCACTATAGGTTGGATAGGCATTTTCAAAGTCATCTGTTGGAGCAGGTGTATACATTGTTGACTTATCTCTGTATTCAAGCTTAGGTGCTGAGAAAATTAAACCATCAGTTGGGTTTAGCGAGTGTAAATATACTCCAAAAGCTTTAGTTTCATCTGTGTTATAGGTCCCAGTAACAGAATAATACTTCCAGTCTCCTGTACCTATTTCATTTATTACTCTCGCGCCACCGCCAATATTGAAATAGATACGTCCAGTTGTTTTTGCATAGAAACTATACGTAAGAGTATCCCCAGCTTTTATTGGATAGTGCTGATATATTCCATTCCAAGTATTGGAAAGATAGTTTAGCTTTATACCACGTAAGCCATTATATCCCTCAACATTACTAGTATCGGAAATATTGCTATAACTCCAATTTCTTTCAAAGTTATTACTATTTTTCAGTAAATTTTCTGCAGGATAAGCGTCTGTAAATCTATCTGTGCCATCTGCAGACCAAGCGTACGCATAGTGAGTATACGGTGTTTTTCCGTTTGTGCCAGGCGTGCCAGGAATACCTTGATTACCAGGGTCGCCTTTGTCTCCTTTTTTCCCATCCTCACCTTTGATTTTTGACCATGTGTACTTTTTAACATCCGTAGAATCAGCCTGCGTGAAGTCAACATATTGACCCATCCAAGTTCCTACATCTTCCCCGCCGTTGCCAGTGAATGTTTGACCGCCATCATTGGAGTATTTGATATGCAGATAGCTAGTCTTACCGTCAGCGCCTGTCTCACCTGGAATACCATCTGCACCCTTAACCAAAGTCCAGTCATAATCTGCTGGTACCGTTGAAGGGTTTGGGTTCTGTGATACCTGCATACCAACATATTTAGCACCAGTTGGATCACTAGTCATAGGATTTCCGTTTGAGTTTTGAGAATACTTAATGTGCAGGTAAGCTGATAGACCGTCAGTACCATCTTCACCGTCAAAATAGTCAACACCCTTAATTGGTGTCTTACCGTCTTCACCATCGAATACTTTCGTCACAACGCCACTTGCACCGCCAATAACCAAATCGTCTTGCAATGCTTCATAACTAAACGTAGCCGTATCTTCAAAATCTTCCGGTTTAACGGTAATTGACTTTCCAATACCTTGATGAGCTGCGTTCCAGATTGTATCCAGTGAGCCATCTTTATTTTGTTTAAGCCAATTGTAACTAGTAAATTCAGCCGTGAAGTCTTGATTGTTCTTTTCAATTTTGGCGGTAAAAATTACTTCGCCTTCTCCGTTCCGAAACATTGGCGAGCCGACATTGCTAATAGAAAAAATATACGTTTTAGCTACTTGTTCTGCGTATTTTTTGACTTCATCAATTCTATCTAACAGCGATTGACTAACTTTGTTTTGTAAAATTCGATAATTCGAGTAGACTGTCTTGTTCTTCGTTGGGTCACTAAAACTGATTGTCTGTTCGCTAATTCGAGCTTCTAGCAAAAGAATAGGATTATATCCTTCATCAATAGCACGGATAGTGTCGCCAATGTCTATATCATAAAAGCCTTCGATTTCGAACTCGTATGCAGGTACACATTTCTTTTCTAATTCTGTTAGCGCACGATTAAAAAGCTCCGTATCTGATTTGGTATCGTAGCTAAATTGGCCGACAATATAGCCTCCACCTTTTCGTTTCGGGTTCCCATACTCTTGATTGGCCATTGGCGCATAAATATATTCCGAACCTTTTTTTGTGTAGAAAATTACGTTACCATTTTCATCTTTAATTTCTTTTTCTACATTCGTGATTGTCGTAATTTTGCCATCTTCTTCATGACCACGAGGCTTGATAGCTGTGATAAGCTCCGTAACATCTACATTACGGCGAATGCTAGAGACATTGTGCCCGTATTTCAACTCAATATCTGTTCGATTAACACCGACACTCTTTTTTAAATGGACAAGCTGTTTGTTAACGGTGCGATCGTCATTCAATACAGTTTCAAACTCAATTTCGGCGCTAAAGCTATTACAAATTGATAGCAATCGTTTTAAGACAGTTTGGTCGCCTTCCCATTCGAGCGTACGCTCGTTTTTAGTAAATTCATTAATTCCAATTTCGTAACCCGAATCGACAAGGCAGTCATTGACATATTTTGAGATAGGATACGCTTTATCAGCTTTGTATGGTCCACGTTCTTCATTTATGAGGTCGAACGACAAATCCTCACAAAAAAGGCGTAACGAAGTTTCAGTTTCCTCGACACGCCGAATTTTAAATTTGTAGTCTTTGTTTTTATATCGAAAAACTAAAAAATGATTCTCTTTTAGATATTGAAAATCATCTTCTGTACCAGTTGAAGCATTAGAATACATGGCGTGTTTTTTGGCAATAGATAAGTCAAAGGTACCCCTACCATATTCTAAATACCGATGGAACTCATCATCAAAATAATGCATCGCACCAGAAAGTGAATTATCTAAAATAGCGACCGTTTCATCAGATTTGGTCATAACATATATTTTCAAGAATTATAACCACCTTTCTCTTAAGGTACCAACGATGTTTGGCGGTGTCTTACCAAAATCGGAATAATAAAATTCTACCGTCCAATTCCCCGGCGGAATTTTTAAATCTGTCGAACCAATGATAATGTCGTTCATCGTCAAAGTATCATTGACATAGAATTTGCCAGTTGAGCCATCGTAGCGAAGTACATTGCCTGTGGAATATCTATTTGGCACATCAACAAAGCTTTGCGAGCCAATCCATTGAAAGAATGAATAATTTAAACTCATGTCACAAATTGGTAAATTCATGAACCGAGAGCACCAATATGTCGTATGAGTTATTTTAGCTGTACTTAAACGTTCGTCATAATACGTTTTTGTAAGTGTCTTTTTAGTATCCATGTTATACACCTTAAACGTAATTTCGTTGTCAACCTTCATAATTTCAACGGTACCGTAAAACTCTTGAAAATCGGTGTCCGCTACAATTCTCACTTGTTTGATACCAAATAATGTAAATTCAAGACACGTTCGGACTGAATTTGAGCTATCATCGTAAATGACAAAAGTTGCAATCGGGTCTTTCCCGTTAGATAAATTGACCTCTTGGCGGCCAACACAACGAGCGTTACCGTTTGACTTGTGATTCAGCCAAAAACGATGGACAAAGTTACCATCACTTTTTCCATCAGAAGTTTTAGCTTTAATGGCTTTTGAAACAGTAGGACCATACCAGCGATTATCAGTGAATGCTGTGCCAAAATTTGTTGCTTTTACCGTTTCGCCTGTCCACGAGAACGAACCTTGAACTTCATTTGGAAGTCCCGCATTTGAATTAAGCCACTCAATATAACCTCCATTAGCAGTCCATTTTGATGCGTCAGACGGAACCATCTGATCGTTATACACAGTTTCAGCCATGTCCACATAGCCATCAACTTCTGTGATACTTCCAAACTCCATTGCTCCTAGTGGTCCTACTGCTCCGAGAAAACCATTATCATCAGTCATAGTCGCTTCAAATGATAATTCTGCGGTTTCTGCCCCTTCATTATTTACCTGCATTTTTAAGATTCCTTCATCCAAATTAGCTTGTAATTGTTTTGGAATAACAGAATATTTGTAAGGGTCGGCACAGTAAATATCAAAACTAGAAGTAACAGAATTACGACCCGTAGGAACCTGCGTTGCATTCGATTTAATTCCCACAAAATATTTATCTGCTTCATCGTTGAAATAAAACTTAGCTTCTTTTTTACTTAATATCGTATTTAATTTATTAAATCGTTCTCTAAATTCAGCATTATTTTTTGAAATAAGTTGATAAAATACAGTAATAATTCTAGAGCTATTCTTTTTGGTGACTACCATAGAACCATCAAAGGCATCAATTTCTGTAGTCTTAAATTCTGTATTTGCTATTTCTCTACCTTCAACTGCCAATGTTCTATAACCAGGAATTATTTTTTCTAAAAACACACCATCCCAGTTCATGGCTTCTGCTGGAAGCGATGCCTCAGCAACTTTTTTATCATTTGTATCTTTAAAATTGTACATTTTGCACCACCTAAAAAAGCAGACTAACGGTCACCCGATAATCTGCTTAATCGTATATTTCTTTTTTGCATTTCCGCATCGATATATGGAGTAGTGCCTTGCGCAATCACTCGTCCATCTAGTTCTGAAATAAGTGTAATTTGAATAGGTCTTGTGTTCATATCGCTAACATTTTGACCCACTCTGTTTCTGCTTGTATTCAAGTTTAAATTATAAGGTGAACCAGAAAAAGCCAGTTCACTGTCAAATCTAGACTGCATGGATAGATTATCTGTGACTGTTTGTGCTACACTTCGAGCTGCATTCGCCACATTTCTAAGACGGTTTAACATCCCAACTTCAAGACCTTCAGTAGTAAATTCCCCAGACTCCTCTGTCACACGAGATGGAGAATGAATTTTAAGCGCTCGGTTAATAGTTGAAGCAACACGATTAGCTACACTGTTTGCCGCTGCAATCGCACTTCCTGCACCAGCATTAATCCCACTTGCTAAACCACTCATTGCATACACGCCTGATGAATACATTGAACCATGTAGTCCTCGAAAAACACTTGCTAACGAATTTGCTCTAGATGAAGCAATTGATACAGCTTTGCTCATACCGGATGAAACCGAATTTGAAACTGAATTCATCGCACTTTTCGTAGTTGATTGTACAGAGTTAAAACCACTTTTTATTGTAGAATTCAATTTGGACATAGAACTATTTGCAGTGCTATTGATTTTATTCAATGAATTAGTAGTATTTGTGTTTATTTTAGACATTGACTGGTTAACGCCAGTTGCCATCTTGTTATAGTTATTTGTAGCAGTTGATGACGCTTTGCTAGAAGAACTTGTTACAGACGCTTCTAATGATTGTACAGAACTTGAGCCTTTTGCTTTCATATTTCCGAATGAATCAATTGCATTCGATTGTAACGTCTTTACATCAACTGACCCAAGTTTGCTTAATGAGTTCGTAGCGTCTACTACATTCCCCTCTAAATCAGTTGCATAAGCACCACTCCTGCTAGCCATCGTGCCAAAGTCACCAATAACATTACTTGATAAATCTCCAGTAATTCCGCTAGCATTTGTATTCAGACCTGACAAACTAGCAGTCGCTCCACTAGCAAATGTATCCAAACTAGTTTGCATGGAAGACGTTGCGGTACTCATATCCGCAGCAGTTTTTGCGCTTGTATCTTTGGATTTCCCAGTAATCATGTCCCAAAGACTACCAAAACCATTTTTAATGCCGTCCCAAGCGCCTTTCAAGACATTTGGAATCGCCTCTAAGATACCGCTCGCTAACGACTTGACGATTTCCCAACCAGCCGAAAGAATGGACGGTAGCATTTGGATAATTGAGCTAACCAGCATGAAAATAATCTGGATACCCATCGTGATGATTTGTGGCAACGCACCGACTAGCCCTTGCACTAAAGCTTGAATAATCTGTACTGCACCCTCTAAAATCATCGGAAGGTTTGCTACAAGTCCTTCTAACAACGTTTGGACAAGCGTTAAAGCCATTTGGATAATCATCGGTAACATGGATACCAACCCGTTAATCAGCGTCACAATCGCTTGTACTGCCACTGGTATTAATGCTGGTAACATTTGCATAATCCCGTTGATCAAAGACATTAAGATTTGGAATCCAATTGTGATGATTTGCGGCAGATAAGACACTATCATTGTCACAAAATTCATAATGACGGACTGCGCCGATTGCATAATCAATGGAAGATTTTGGACAATCCCATTAACTAGACTCAAAAGTAAGTTCATGCCAGCCATCAATAGTTTTGGTGCGTTGGAAATGATACCGTTTAATAGAGCAGTAACAACATTTAACGCTGCCGGAATCATTTGAGGAAGAGCATCAGAAACACCTTGAACTAGCGTTGTAATTAATTCCGTCCCTTTGGTTAAAATTGTTGGAATGTTAGCCGCTAGAGCATTCAAGAGATTCGTTACCATTTCAGCACCTAACGCAATTAGGCTAGGTAATTTTGAGATGATACCATCTGCAAACTTAGTGACAATTTCTGGACCTTTTGTTGCTACTTCGCCGATAAAACCATTAATTTGATCACCAAATTGTGTCATTGCTAAACCTAAACCGGCTAATACCACACCGATAATCGCAGCAGGAGCAATCATTTTGAGGGCAATACCGACAACCGATGTAATGGAACTCATAAAACCGCTGAGAACAGTTGTACCAGTACTTGCAGCAGTGCTCAATCCCGAAGTTATACCAGTACTCAAATTGCTAACACCCTTTGATACCAGTGGCACATTATCCCCAAATTTTTTCATTGCTTCTCTGACTTTGTTAACGGGTTCCGAAACTGTATTTGCTGACTTTGCCACTTTACCAAAAACACTTGGCACCTTGCTTTCTAAATCCGCAAAGAACTCTGTTGTTGAGGGAGCCAAGGTACTAAACGTTTTACCCAAATCGTGAGTGAAAGTTGTTGCTTTTGTTAATGATGAACTAAATACAGAATCGAATTTGCCGCTAATTGAGCTTAGATTAAAACTTTTACCTAATCCCTTTGCTTTATTAGCAATACTCCCGATAGAGTCGGCAGCACCTTTTCCTTTGCTTGCAATACTCCCGATAGAATCCGCAGCACCTTTTCCTTTGCTTTCAATACTCCCGATAGAATCCGCAGCACCTTTTCCTTTGCTTTCAATACTCCCGATAGAATCCGCAGCACCTTTTCCTTTGCTTGCAATTCCACCAAAGATATCCGGCATCTTTTCCAAAAAAGGAGCAGACCCAGAAGCGAGTAGCCCAGCACCTAAAACAGCGCCTAAGTTTTTAGCAACTGGCAAAATGCGATTAATAACATCTTCGGTTGAGTTCAAGCCTTCGGTAAATTTATCAATGTTCAATCCGCCGAGATAGTCGGTTAATTTGGAGATTCCATCAATCGCAAACTGGCTAAATTTGTCATAAGCCGGTTGCAGCTTGTTCGTTACTGTTTCATGCAGTCCGTCCATTGCTTGCCCGACATTTTTATATTCCGTTGCCATTTTGCCAAATGTATCATTGGTTCCGACTTTCGTTATCGCATCAAAGAAATCTTGTGTAGCGATCGTGCCGTCTTGCACGCCTTTCACCATTTCAGAGGTGCTCATGCCCATTTCTTTTGCTACCGCTGCAATCCCGGCCGGTGTTTGTTCTAACATCAGCTTAAAGTCTTGCCATTGAACGGTAGGTTTCGCAGCCATCTGTGTTGCTTGTTGACTCAACGTTTTCATAGCTTGCGTTGGGTCCTCTGCTGCGGCTGCAAGTCCGCCAAAGCCTTTTACTAACTCTTTAGAACCTTTAATTCCAACAGCCTCTAACTGGCTGTATGTGGTAGCCATGTCAGAGGCAGAATAGATAGTTTTCGTCGCAAAATCTTGCAGTTCCTTTTTAACCGACGAGATTTCTTTCTTACTCTTACCCAGATTCTCCATGTTTCCGGTAAAGGTCTTCCACGTTGCCGAACCTCGTTCTAACTCTCCGGATAATCCAGATATTGTACTAGTCACGAACTGTCCAGCAGCACTCACAGCTTTAAACACGCCAATTCCCGCGGCAATCTTACCGATTGAGGCAGTCGACTTTCCAGCAGCCGATTGCAAACCGCCTAAAGATTTTTCTGCACCGCCAATAGAGCTTGTAAACCCCCTATCCACAGCGGATAATATAGCTTCTACGCTATAACTTTCCATGTTTTACCTCCTTTCTCATTTGTTTGATTTAAGGAGCATATCGTTTAAATTCTTGTCTTTTAGCACTGCATCCTGTGGACGAGTGCCAAGTATTTTTTGTTCCATTTTTTTGTAATCGAAGAAATCGCTAAACCGCCTGTAAATTGGCTTGCCTTTTTTATCACTTGCCTGTGCCTGATTGATTTGCCACGCCAACTTGTGCAAGCGGTACTCCTCGTCTAGTTGCGTGAGATTGTAAGCTTTCATGCGTAACTGGTACTCATCAGGCGTCATCCTAGCTATATCTAACAAGTCAGTCATGCCAAAATATCGCAGGCAGTTTAGTTGGATTTCTTCATAGATTTCTTCAAATGTTTGTTCGGGCTTTACGCTTCCATTTGTTCCAAGATTCTCGTCACTTTCTTGGAGGTAAATGCCGACTTTTTTAACTCGTCAAATACTTCATCAAACAACTCTTCTGCTCCGTTTTCTTCCACATATTCAGCTAGTGCTTTCTCGCTTACTCGTGGCGATTCAGTAGAGTTTGCGATCCGCAATACATCAATCAACGTTTCGATATCCCCGCTAGCCAAGTTCGTTGCGACAGCTTCAATTCCGGCGTTAATCGTGATGCCTTGCGCAGTAATCTTGTTGCGTTTGTTTAGCTCTTTCAAAAAGCCGTAGCCATATACAAATTCGTAGTCTTTTTCTTTGATTGTTAATTCCATGTGTGTTTTCCTCCTAAATTGGCAAAAAATAAAAAGGGCTAGCATTTGCTAACCCTCAAAACTTAACCTTCCGCTACTTCTTTTACTTCTTTCACGGTGTCTTTAAACACGTATTGCACCACTTCTTCTTGTTCCGCAGACAAAGTAGCATAGCCTTTGGCGCCTTTACCATTGATACCAAATTCAAGCGACAATTCCACACTATCTTCGGCATTTGGATTTTTACCAAAGGACGTTACATAACCTTGGTAATAAGTCGCTTTGTATTTATCGACATCTTTGTCAGTACCTTTTTCAGCACGGTTGATTTCCCAAATTTCAATCAACTTGTCATCGTCCAAAGCGCCTTCCAATTTGTCAACGTACGGATCGTTGATAGACAAGATAGACGTTGCGGAAAAATCGAACTCTAGTGAGCCTGGAGTACGGATAGGGCCGTCTTTCGTTGCCACGCTATCACTATCTTTGGATTTTGTATTTTCATGTTCGGTTTGGAACGCCAACTTAAATGCTGCTTCTTTCGTTGCATCTTCTAGCAAACGGAAAAGCAAAATGACGTCAATACCTTTTGCTGCTTCTGCCATGTTTGTATTCCTCCTATTGTACGTTAAATTCAAGCGTCACAATCGCCCGTTTTAAAGGCGTATTCGTGCTTATATCGTCTCTTAATGTAATTCCACTAGCTTGCACGTTAAGCGCCCAGAAATAGCCTTCTGTAGCGTTTAATCGCAAAGCAGAGTTAAAAATAGCAGATGCCATATCTGACACCTGCTTTCGTTTCTTTTGCAGCCCCCAAACGGAGAGCGTGAGAATAACGGAGCCTTTAATATCCGTTTTATTAGCCTTGTGGACTGTTTGGCTGTCTTCCAGCTCTACAAACGGATAAGGCACATCGTCCATCGGCTTGTAGTCATAGACCGCATAGCCCAACGCTTGGCACTGTTTAAACATCTCATCGAAGAGTGATTGGTCGCGTGTTTTAATCATTTAACCAACCTCCCCATATCAGATTTAAACTTGGCTTTTTGCTGATTGTAAGCCGGCCTCATAAATGGTTGAGCGCTCATAAAACGAGTACCGTACTCCAAATACGGAGCATATTCGGCGCCTGCTTTGGAAGTAGCGGTCAAACCACCATCTGCAATCGCAAACACAATGGACCGCCGTAGGAAGCCTGTGTCAACTGGCGCCAATCTTGAGGCTGTACGGTTCATCTCAATCCCGTTTGTACGGACAATCGTCTTAACATCAGCCATTGTAGCGTTCTTCCGCAATTTCTTTTGGAGCTTATCGATACCTTTAATCTGGATAGACCTAGCCACCTTTGACCACCTCTTCCACAATCAAGCTGTTTCGGTCAAGTGGCTGTCTGGCGGTGGTTAGTTGATAACTCTTGCCATCAATTTCGATGTTGTCCCATTTCGGAACAATAAATAAAGGCTGTGTCCTGATAACGACAGCCCCTTGCTTAATACTCCCGAATAAAGCCACACTTCTGTTTGTGCCAAGGTCAGTCACATTAGCTTCGGTAGCGGTGATGGTGGGTTCATCCTCAATCCACTCGCCAAGGTCGGGATCATAGTGGGAGCCTTCACTGTTTTTGATAAACAATACTTTCGTGTCGTATCTCAATATAGCCGAAACCTCCCTCTTTTAACCTCGCCCTCGTCATCCTCCTGTGCGTTTAGCCAGTCGTCAATCTCGCCTTGGTATTCGGCAAAGTCTGACTCTGGAAATGCCATGGACAGGCCTTCTTGGCTGTAGGATTGCATACCCTCGTTGCCAATGCGGTTAAATCGTTTGGTAACAACCTCATACAAGATATATTCCAACGCTCCAGGCACTTCTGATACTCCCAGAATGGATGATAGACGGCTTTTGGTACGTCGTTCGATAACTTCTAGCTTCTCGTCTTGCGTACCGCCTAACAGCTTTTTAACGTCTTCTGCAATGGTAGCCATTTAACCACCTACTTCTTTTTCTCGTCCACACGTTTCAAAAAGGATTGGTCTAAGTTCTTCTCAACTTCGCCGGCACGTTTAACCGTCATGTCGATGATAGACCCCTTTTCATACAGTTCTTTCGTGTGGACGTCTCGGAAAGTCTTCTTTACTTCAAACTTAGCCATAATATCCTCCTTAGCCTGCTGGTACTGGTTCGGTCAAAGTAGCCTTCAAGATTGCTTTCTTGTTCGCTTCTGGAATGTATTTGCCGTATTTCGCAGCCGCTTGTAATGCAGTACCGGCAAAATCTTCTGAATCCATTGTCCGGGCTACTTGGATACCAACACCAGCCACACCCACATTGTCAGCAACAAAATAAGCATTTTCGCCAGTTTGGAATTTAGCATCAGGCAATTCAACCAAGATGAAACCTTTGAATTTGTACAAAGTTTGTTCGTCGATGTTTACAGAAGAATTCTTCACTGTTTTTGCCAATTCAGAATCAATCAAGAAATTCAAAACGTCCGCAGTGATATAAGCAACGTGCGCCACATTTTCAGATACGCCGTTGTTTACAAAGATTTTGTGTGCCTGTGCAAACAGCTTAGTTACACCAGCTTCTGTCAAATCGCCAGTCAATGTTTCGCTTGCGTTGTCAGAAATAGCTTTACCTAACATACCATCTACGTGTTGTGCCCAAGCAACGCCGTGTAATGCCAAGCGTTCAGCAACGATTTGAGACGGCATATCGTTCACAGTAAAGTCGTCGATACCTTCGTTGATTGCCAACGGTGCTTCGTACCCAACTTCCACATCAACAGATTTGACTTCTTTCCGTTCTCCAAATCGGCTTGTAGAACCTGTACCTGTGCCAAACCCTACGTTTGCATCAGTGGAATATTCTTGGATTACCACATCTGTGTCAGTCGTTTTCATCTCCATAAACGTATCTTTTTGAGAGATACCGTCTTTTACTTGTAATGTTCCGCCAAACGCTCGCAAGAATGCAGCTTTTTTGGCAAACAAGTTTGGCAAAATGCCAGCATATTGTTTTGTGTAATACTTGATAGCCATGTAATTTTCCTCTTTTCGTTTAGTATTTAGCAGCTGCAGCAGTAAACGGGTCTACTTCTGTGGTGCCGGTTGTTTTCTTCGGAGTCGTGCCGGTGTTCCGGCGGACTTCCCATTTTGCTTGTTGGTCTTGCGTGTAGGTAATTAATGCTTTGACGTTAGCCAAGGTTTGTGTGTCATCTTCTGCCACCACTAGCGCTAAGATGTCTTTACCTACTGCCAAACCTGCCTCTTTAAGCACTTCGTCGGCTTGCTGAGTCGATTCCGCAATTTTGATTTGCGATTTAAGCTTAGCAATCTCATCATCTTTTTCTTGCTGTGCTTTGGTCGCCTTCTCCTCATCGGACAACTCTTTCACGCCTTTTTTACCGGCATTTTCTAGTTCTTCAATGCGGGATAGCGCTTGTTCGAGTTGTGATTTAGTTTCTTTTTCCGCAGCAGTCTTGCTTGCTAATCTTTTTTGCAACTTTTCGACGACTTTTTCAGAGTCCAGCTTTTCCTCGGTTTCAGTTTCTTCCGCGGTAGTTTCTTCAACGTTGGTTTCTGGTGCTTCTACTTGGTCGTCTGCCGTTTCTTCCGCAAAAAATTGCAGTTTCATCGGCATTAATAGTTCTTTATTTTCAAACATAACAACTTTCCTTTCTTCTCGCATTTAACGTTTTGGGAAACGATTCTCGCATTTATTTGACGGTCTTGGGAGACCAAAATAAAAAGCCCTATCGCTAGGACTTAAATTTCGGGATAATTAATTTCATCAATCAGTTGCTGTTTTAAAATCTCTAACATGCCCAATATTCTTATTCGGTCATCATGAGAATAAGCAACTAACGGAGTGTCGTCTTCGTCAAAGGCAAAAACAACGATTTCTTTTAGGCTAGTATCTTGCAAGCTCTCGATTACTTGCTGAACAGATACACCCCGTTCTGCTTCTTGGCGCTTTGATGACAACAATTCCATTATTTCCCCTCCTCATCCGGTGGTTTCTTTATTGGCAACGCAAAAAGACCGATAATCTCACGCAGAGTCATCGGTTGCCAAGGGCTGTTTTGGTTTGTCATAGTAAAACTTCCTCGATTTAAATTTATCTGCTTACATGAGGCACCGTACTGCACCGGCAATTAGCGTGTATTGGTGCAGCGTTTAACCCTGATTCCATTTTTGCCACTTTAAATGTCTTACCATCTAGTGGTTTGCATAACCCACATGCTGACGGTTCGGCTACAAACTCAAACTCCTCCACGTTATTTTCGAGATACGATTTATTCTGGACTTCTATCTGCACTCTTGCAGTCTCCGTCCGCATCAACCGTTCTGCTTCATACTTGCTACTGTCAAACAGATTTCGAAGCTCTCTCGCAAGCTCTCGTGGGTTCTTGCCTTGCGTGACACTTCTTATCAATAGTCGGTCTAAGTCGGCTTTAAGCGCTCCATTGTTGCCCCAGATACGCTCCGAAAAAGTAGCACCTTGGAAACTGCCAAACGCCACGGACTCCACGAACGCTTTATAATTAGAAAATACCGTTTCGCCCAAAATACCTGCTTGGCGTTCTGCCTCTTTAATTCCTGTTTTAGTGAGTGTATCAGCAGTGTATTTGTCTATGTCATCAGATAAAGCTATTAATTCAAGCCCTATTTGCGATTTAAGCAGTTCTAAGCGATTAACTCGCATTGTGACGTTGTAAAGACGCAACTCGTCATTAGCTGTCTTGCTAAAGTCCTTATTCTTTACATACTCTTTCGCTTTCCTGGCAAAAGCTTTGACGTCCATCTCTAATGCCATCTTCTTAGCATCAGATAGCGTCACGCCTTCTTTGCCGGCAAATCGTTCCCAGTTGGCAGAGATTTCTTTCTCGATTTGGTCGAGTGCCTTTTGGTATTTTTCAGCAATTACTTTTGATTGCTTAGCATCTTCTTTTATTTGTTGCTTAATCCATTTCTCTTCACGTTTGCGCCAGTAGTCTTGTGAGTTCATTATTCGTCACCGGCTTTCTGACCTTTCTCAAAATCATAAACCGGCACCGTGCCAGTCTTTGGCTTTTCAGCATCAATCTTATCGATTTCCGTTTTAACATCAGATACCACAGAGAGGACAGACAAAGCTGTCTCCTCACTCGTGACACCCATCAACATTTGAGCTGTTTCAGCTTCTTCCTTGATGTTTTTGGGTTCATTCCGGGTAAATGTATACTCAATATCCTTCCAGCCGTTAGAAGCGCCAGCAGGCACGTTTGTAGCTAGGCTAAAGAACAACCGATACCGTTTATTCATGGCAGATTGGAACTTCCGCTGCGCTTGTAACGCTAAGTTAGACATTGCCTCCAGTTTGTAGGCCAGAGCTGTGCCGGATGATTGTCCGAAATTCTCGTCTGAGATGTTCGCCACCATCGATGTTTGGAAGATTAGCTTTTGTAGGCGGTCTAGCAAGTGTTCGGTTTGCTCGTCACTATCTGGTTTATCCAAAAATTTAACGTCTACCTTGCTTGCCTCATTGCCAAAATAGTTAATCACTCGATTTTCTCGGATTTGTTTTAGATCGTCTCCCTCAATTTCAGCTCCCAGAAATGCTAGGTACTGGTCCGAAAAATACTCCACATCATTGGCTTTCTCGCTAATCGCTTTGTTAAACGCGTTAAACAGCGTAATCACCGACTCAAACACGCTCATGCGCTCTTCGTTGATGTAAAATTCGGTCACTGGTAAGTCATCGTAATACTTGCCAATCTCCTCACCGAATTGCAGAGCAGACTCGCTACCCGTTAGCTTGCAGTTTTTATCAGGCCCGTAATACTCACCCTCAAACACGTTGTTATCATCTAGTCCATAGCGGACAGCAAACAGCGGTTCTTGCTTGATGCTATTGTCGTAAACCAAAAACATGTCTTCTGGCGAGTTGTATACCACGCAAGTCTCTGTCTGCTCGTTTTGATACATAAACTCATAGCATCTACCATAAACACACGCCATTTTAGCAAGTTCAGACTCTTCGTCTTCCATGTCGTTTAGATTGTCAAAGTTTGCTAGGACTTCTGCCACACTCTCGTCAGGGTGGCTCTTTTTGACTGGAATGCCGTTGAAGTATCCGGTAAACGTGTCGGTAATGTACTTTGGAAAGTTAACAACCAACCGATTATCTGGCTTGTAGCTGTCTTTGGCTGCGTAGTCGTATATCTCCATTTGGCCTTTGTAGCAGTCCATCAGGTATTTGTATCGGTAAAACTCCATCTGGTGTATGCGGATAAACTTGCTAATGATTTCTGGCGTGATTTCCGTGTCGCGATCTAGTGCCATGATTTTCGGAGGCTTTAACCCTCCTGTGATGTCTTTTAATTGCAATTAAAGTCCTCCTTTAAATGATTTAACCCGTGCTTTGCCTTTAGAGTGCGTATAAACGGCATATCTTAAGGCATCCAATACATCATCATATAATTTGATAGGTTCCCCGTTCTTTTTATCCCAAACGTATTGGTAAATTTCATCTCTAAATTTTTTAACTTTATCTCGACAAACAAACAATTTGTCTTGTTTGAAGCGTTTAGCTACTTCTTCCACACCTGACAATCTTGCTTTGTCTGCATTTTTTGCTTTAATATGTTCTCTTGCAAACCTAGCAACATGCTCAGGTCTTGCAGAATCACAATAAAAAGGAATTCTTGAGCCATATCGCTCTTGAATTCCTTTTGCTATATCTACCCAGTAGTCTATTTCTTCAAATTGTGCTGCATGTTCTTCAATTAAATAAGCCACACCATCTTCTGTTTCTCCAATGACAACGATAGACCCCCAGTGTTCATATCCCCAGTCAACACCGCAGTAGTAAGTGGTGATTGGGGGTAAATTATTCGATTTGATGTAATGCTTGCTGGAATCAAAATCTTGGTAAACAACGCCCTCGGCTGATACCCACAAACCTTTTATATCACGGTCATAAAACATTCCACTTGGTGTTGCATCTTTGATGTTTTGGCGGTAGCGATCAGATAAAAAAGTATTATCGTCTAATTCAAAATGAAATTCTTGAATAGTGTCGCTTGGGTTATCGATGTATTCTTTTTTAAGCCAATGTTCTGGATTGTCTGGGTTGGTATCAGCTAAAACTCTAGCACCTGTCCCTGAACAACGAGAAACAACTTCTCCGAAAACTGACTGAACAGCTAAGGAAGCCTCATTAACATAAGCACCGTAAGCGGTCATGCCTCGAATTGATTTAACTCCCCCGATATTTCCCGTGTATGCTTGAACGACTTTAACCCCAAACAATTTAAAGTTACCGTGTTTATCATACTTCGGTTCAATGCTATAGGTGTTATACAGCTCTTGCAGAACGTTTTTTTGAATGGTTGCTGACGATACCCCGGCAAGGATGTACATTGGCTCCTTGACACCTTCTTTGTCCGCAATCTTACGAACTCGACGCAGTTCAAACAGAAATAGATCGTTGTTAACTTTCGTCTTTCCTGACCGCTTAGCACCATGCAATAAAGTAATAAACCAGTCTGTATTAATCGTAGATTTCAATACTTCAACTTGTTTAGCGTTGTATACATCATTAAGCGTCATTTAACTCACCACTAATCCGATTAAGCAACTCGTCTAGCTTGTCTTCTGTTGATTGCTCTTCTCCTCGTTGTAGCGCTTCTAATTTAGCTTGCATCAACTTAATTTCCGCTTTGGCTTTTTCTAATTGAGCTTGGGAAAGAAGTGACTTGTATTTGAGATACAAATCTAGCGCTTTAATCTTGTTTTCTAAATCCGGTGTGTACTCGTAGCTAATATTTTTGGTTATTTCATTTCCTTTTAAGTGGTCTATCGTCTTGCTAGAGCCTACTTGTGTTTCTCCCTGCCAAATACTTATTAATTCGTTTAACGCATCATCAGCGGTAATTTCTCGCTTTTTTTCGATAGGTTTAAGACGCTTGTTGATGTATTCAGAAATTCCAACATTTTCCAATAGCTTGTGAGACTGTGCTTTTGCATAATTTTTAGAATAACCAGCTTTAATCGCGGCCAGATATTTATTTCCGCCATTGGCAATGTACTCATCAGCAAAGGCTTTTTGTCGCTTATTCAATTTTCCATCGCCTCCTCGCATAAATTAAAAGACAGCCCACAACGGACTGTCTTTGAATATGTACCGATACGGACTGGACAGTCTCCAGCCGGGACTTACGCCATGATACCAAGCCTCACGCAGGCAACTTGCCGTATCTCTAGCAAGTCCAACTTAATGTTAAAGTCACTGGAGTGGCACTGCCCCACTCATGGTAGTTTCAGCTCGGCTTGTTGCGGATTCTACTACCAACCCTAGAGGTCTCTCACCTCTCGAAACCATTCATAATGATGGCACCACCGATAATTCAACCTATATGCGTCTTCTACTTCCGCCACAGTGACCACAGTTAGGCTGTTTAGTATCTTGTTAAAATTCCCTACACTTAGCTAGAGCATACTCAATCTAGCACCTATATTTAACTGTAAAAGCAAAAACGGGAAACTAGACACCATCATTCAAGAATTGATTTCAGGAGGAAATCTCATGTCATAGCTGTTCTGTCTGTTTCCCGCTACTTTTGATAATACTATTATATACCTTTAATTGTGGCATATGTGTGCACGTTTTGTGCATGGATTACCAGTCATTCA